CTTGGTTTCTAACGGAACTAGTTGGATAATGACGCAATACGACTCAAACAACTCTTTGGAATTGGAGTAACCCGTGACTGTTATTGTCAAAAACATCGTTCCCGCCAAGACGGTTGAAAACACCCAAACAACGCAATACACTGCGGCAACGGGTGTTACAACTATCATTGATAGTTTTACCGCCACCAACTACAGCGCCACTGCGGCGACGATTAGCGTTAACTTGGTGACAACTGCGGGTTCTGCTGGTAACAACAACTTGATTACCAAAACCAAAACGCTGCAACCGTCAGAAACGTATGGCTTCCCTGAGATTGTTCGGCAAGTGCTTAACCCTGGCGACTTTATTTCTACCATTGCGGGCACTGCCAGCGCAATCAACATGCGCGTCAGCGGGCGCGAAGTGACGTACTAAGGAGTTTGATATGGCCGCATGGATGATCCCCGCAGCAATGATCGGTTCTTCCCTTTTGGGAGGATTAACGTCTAACAGGGCTGCAAAAGAACAAGCGGGTGCTGCTGACCGCTCTACTGAACTGCAACGCGAAATGTTTGAGCGGCAGGTAGAACTGCAGGCACCGTTTCGAGAGGCTGGTGTTCGTGCGCTTGGCAAGCTAGAAGCTGCTTCAGAATACACCCCGTTTGGGATGCAGCAATTTCAGGCTGATCCTGGCTACGGTTTTCGCATGTCTGAGGGCATGAAGGCTTTAGAGCGCGGTGCTGCTGCCCGTGGTGGTTTGTTGTCGGGCAACACCCTGCGAGCAACACAGCGTTTTGGGCAAGACCTTGCATCGCAAGAGTACACCAACGCCTTTAATCGCTACCAAACCGAGCGCAATGCACGGCTAAACCCGTTGCAATCATTGGCAGGTGTTGGGCAAACTGCAACCAACCAACTAGGCCAAGCAGGGCAGTCTTACGCTAGTGGTGCTGGTGAGGCTATGGGCGCTGCTGCTCAAGCCCGTGCATCGGGCTATATGGGCGCTGCAAACGCTATTGGTGGTGGGTTGAACCAATACCTTAACTACAGCAACAGCCAAGCCCAAAACGCGCTATTGCAACAGGCGCTAAACAGAAACCGTTACGACCCTTCTAACTTTGCCAACATGGCGTACTAATCATGGCACTGGTTAACCCAAACATCGCTATGTCTTACCGGCCTACGGTTGAGTACCAGCCGCGTAATGCCTTGGCTGACTACGCCCAGGTGCAACAGATCATGGGCGGTCAGCGTCAAATGGAAGTTGCTGACATGCAGCTTGAACAGATGCGCCGAAAAGATCAAGCCATCAGTCAAATTCAAGCCGCAGCGGCAAAGAATGGTGGTCCAACTGATCGTAGAGAAATTGCAAGGGCTTACCTTAAATCAGGTGTACCAGAATTCATTCAATTCGGTTTGACTCTAGAAAAAGATTTGGACGAACTGGATGCGTTTCAAAGAATTATGGGTGGCGGCGCAGCTCCCGCAACTGGCGGCGGCGCGCAGCCTGCGGCCCGTGGAAAAGCCCCGACTTTTCCCATAGCAGGCAAAGATGTGCCAATGGGAACTATTGGCTCAGGTACTTTTGACAGCGCCCAAATTAACAACATTGGCACGGGCGCTCAACAGCCTCCGCGTTTGACTAATGTTTTTAACGAGCTACCGCAAGGAGCAGCAACAGGTTTGAATGAAAATCAAATGGCTGCATTTGTGCAGGCAAATCCTTATGAACAAGCTGCTTTAGACCGTGCTTTGCCAAGCATGAAAATTCCTGGCGTGTCTGCGGGGCAAGTGCCGGCGTTTTCGCAACTTAGCCGCGATCTTTTGTCGCCTGAAACTCGCGCAGCTCAAGATCTGGGCTATGACAAAGCCTTGCCCGCAAGTGCTTTTGCTTCTGCTGCTCAGGCTAACGCTCTTGCGCCCACTGCGCCGCCTGCAAACGTCAATCAGTTAGCATCTGCTACGGGTGCAGCGCCAGCCGCAGCAACGTCAGATGCTATTGCGGCGCTTCAGGACAGACGGAATAAACTTCTCGCATTGGGCACGCCTCGCGCTTTGCAGGCTGCCCAATCGATTGATAAAGACATTGCTTTGATGTCTAAAACCACAACCGCTTCACCCGGATCAGTTGTGTACGATGCCAGAGGCAATGTAATTGCTACAGTGCCGGCAGCGCCGACCGCGCCGAGAGTTGAAATAATTGGCGTTGCCAAAGGAACTGACACGCCGGTTTATGTTGATAAAAACACAGATACGCAATTTACTATTGGTATAGATGCATCTGGCAAACAAACGCGAGTCCCGTACACAGGCGGGGTAAACAGATCAACCAGCACCGTCACAGCGCCTGTTGATGTCAAAGTAAACGCGTTTGTACCGGCTAGCGAAACCGCGCAAGCCGAGTACATGAAAGGCGCAAGAACTACCTTTGAGGCGTTAAGAAACGCGCAGCCTACGCTTGACAACATTGAAAAAGCTAAGGCTCTTGTGCCGGGCGCGAAAGGATTTATGGGCACCGGAGGCGAACCGCTTCTGGCTGCCGCAAGTTTTCTCAACAACCGGCTTGGAACCTCCATCAACACCACCGGCGTCACAGACGCTCAAGAACTGCGGTCTAGGCTGTTTTTCGGTATTCTGGACAATCTTAAAAAGTTGGACTCTCAGCCGTCGCAACAGCAACAAATGGCGTTGCAACAAGCCTTGGGCAGCATCGGAACAGACCCAACGGCTTTGCCTAGGGTGCTTGATGCTTTTGGCGACAGTATTCGTACAAAAGTTGACCTGTACAACGCTGACGTTACTAGCGCAGAGGATCGCGGCGTTAAGTTCCCGTATAAACCACAAATTCAATTGAAGCCGCGCGCGCCTTTGCCCGGTGAATCTGCCGCACAAACCCCAGGTGCTGCGCCAGCTATCCCACAAGCGGCAATCGACGCTCTTAAAGCTGGCCGGGGGACTGACGCGCAATTCGACGCGATTTTTGGGGCGGGCGCAGCTAAACGTGCAAGGGGGCAGTGATGGCGACAAATCCGTTTGCTCAATTTGCCGCGCAGCCAAACCCGTTTGCGGAATTTACCGCCGCACCGCCGTCCGGTATTCCAGGCCCGCGCCAGCCGCCGTCTACGCTAGACGTTGCCGCTAGCGCCCCTTACAAAGCGATTGCCGGTGTTGCGGATTTGTTTATCAATACTCCGCAAAACATTGCCAACATTGCCAAGATGGCGTATGGCACGGCAGTGACCGCAGCCGGTCGCCCAGAACTAGCGCCTGAAGTGAGCGCTCCGCGTCAGCCGGTTACAGAACTCTTGCAGCGTTATGGGATTACGGCTACGTCAGGCCCATTTATAAAGCCTACAGAAGGCATGACGACCGGCCAGCGCATTCTTGATATCGGTCTGCAAGCCGCTACAGGTGGCGCAATCTCGCCCGCAGCGTCTTTGCGTGAAGTAGGCTCAAGTGCGCTTAAAGGTTTGGCTGCTGGCACTGCTGGTCAAACCACTACTGAGCTTACAGGTAGCCCCGTTGCTGGTATGGCTGTTGCTATGGCAACGCCAACCGCAATAACAAGCGCCGCGCAATCAAAACAGGCAAGATTGCAAGCCGAAAAGGCTCGTAATGCCGTGCGGGATTTGACCATTCGCGCAGGTCAAGCAGAAAACTTGGTGGTTACTCCGGGTAGTGTTACACCAAGCGTACAAAATGTGCTTATTGAACGTTTAGCCGGTAAAACAAGGACGCAACAAGAATTTTCAACAAGAAATCAGGTTGAGTATGACCGACTTGCTAGGCGAGCTGTTGGGATCGGTGACGCTGATCCTCTTAGCCGCGAAAACATGCGCCAGATTCGTAGCCAAGAGTATCAAAAGGGCTATGAGCCTCTAAACCGAGTTGGCGCTGTGCAAACAGATCAGCAATTTAATGCTGCGCTTAACAATGTGTTGTCTGCTTACACTGGGCCGGGTAGGTCATTCCCTGGCGCTATTCCGCAGCCTGTACAAGATTTGGTTGCAAACTATCGCGTAGGGCAGTTCAATTCTGCCGATGCAATTGCTGCGACTCGCACACTACGCGAACAAGCAAATAACAACATCCGCGCTGGTGGGGATAACGCTTCAGTTGGTTTGGCGCAACGTGCAATTAGCAACGCGCTAGAAGATCAAATTGAGCGTAGCTTGCAAACTTCGGGCAACCCTAACGCTCAGGCCATGCTTGACCAGTTTCGCGCATCACGACAACGTATGGCAATTAGCCATGCGGTTGAAGACGCAATTGTTGAAGGCGGCGGCTCAATCAACGCCCGACAATTGGCAAACGATTTGCAAACACGAGGGCGCTATCTAAGTGGCGATCTTGATCTAATTGCAAGGTTTGCCAATATTGCACGACCTGTGACCATTCCACCCAATACTTCTGGCACGCCCGGTGCGGGCACTATGGTTGTTGGCGGCGGGCTTGGCGCTGGTGTTGGTTCTTTAATTGGCGGCACACAAGGTGCAACTTTAGGTGGCATGGTCGGCACTTTGGCTCCTAACGCAATTTCATATGCCGCTCGAAATTATTTGGCTTCTGGCATGGGGCAGCGCCGAGCATTGCCAACATATGACCGGCCAATCAACAGTTTGATGGCAACACAACCGCTTAACAACGCATTGTTGTCTACGTTGATTGCTACTCCGCTTGCCCCATGAACGTTTATCTAGCACTACGGCATACTGACAGCCCTGGCCTGCCGGGGTTGTTTTCTAAGTACACCCGTTGGCGGTTGCACACACGTTATCCACACGCCGGTATAGCAATAGATGACCTGATGTACCACGCCACTGCCAAAGATGGCTTACATGTTTCTTTCTATAAGCCTGAAGAATGGGACTTAATTCCCATCAAAATATCTGCTGAAGACGTTACTTCACAATTCAAAGAAACCAAGTATGATTGGTTTGGATTGTTATGGTTTATATTACCGTTCAGGGCAAGTAAGCGGAGTTGGCTGTACTGCTATGAATGGTGCTGGTTGTGTATGACCCGTCAACTCCCCACGCAACGTGTTACGCCAGAAAATTTATTGGCTTTAGCATTAGGGGTTAATGTATGGAGAAAACCGTGAGCTGGAGATGGTTTACTGAGAAGGTCTTGCCCGGCTTGTTTGTTGCCATGACTATAGCGGTTGTTGGTGGCGCTGTTGGCATATACCGCACAATCGACGATTTGTCTTATGCGGTGCAAAGCCATCAAAAAGACATTACGCTTCTTCAAGTTTCCGTGAAAGAGTTGCAAGCAAATTCAGTCACTCGATCTGAATTGCTTGAAACGATGAAGCGCGTAGAGCAGCAGCTAGAGATCATGATGCTGCGGGCCAAGATCAAATAGAAGGCCAACAATGCTAGAGACTCTACTCGGCGGCGTATTTGGCGGTCTACTGCGCCTAGCGCCAGAGGTTTTTAAACTCTTTGATCGCGCCAACGAACGCAAGCACGAGCTGGCTATGCTTAGTGCTGAAATGGAGTTTGCCAAGGTGCGCGGCGAGATTGCCATGCGCCAGACCGAGGCCCAGATGACGATGGCCGAGGTTGAAGCTATTGGCGAGGCATTTAAAGAGCAGTCTGAAACTGCAAAAGCTGCTGGCTCTATGGTGGCTGCTATCTCTGCAATGGTTCGGCCCACAGTAACCTACATGTTTTTAGGTCTGTACGCTGCGGTAAAAGTGGCGGCTTTTCTAATTGCCATTGAGCAGGGTGGCAACTGGAAAGAAGTCCTCACTACGATGTGGGGTAGCGACGACCTAGCCGTCTTCAATATGATTATTTCGTTTTGGTTCGTGGGTCGTGTCTACGAGCGCAATCGCTGAAGCGGTAGAGGTTGCAGCCGCACTGTGCCGACCGTTTGAAGGCTTGCGGCTAAAGCCCTACATCTGCCCGGCTGGCTACTCTACTATTGGTTACGGCACCGTCTACAAACCAGACGGAACCAAGGTCACTATGGACCACCCGCCAATCACAAAAGAAACCGCTGAAGCGTGGCTTGTGCATGAGTTGAGGCACAACTACCTAGCAGGCGTTTTGAAGGCTTCTCCGAGCCTTCTGGCGCGTCCCAAGGTGCTTGGTGCAATGGCAGACTTTGCCTACAACCTCGGCGTTGCTCGATACCGTTCAAGCACACTACGGAAACGCATTGATGTGCAAGATTGGACCGGAGCCAGAGAACAGCTTGCTTTGTGGGTGTTTGGGGGTGGCAAAAAGCTTCCAGGCCTCGTTAGGCGGCGATCCGCTGAAGCTGCGTTTCTGCCCATAAAAACCTAGCCTACAAAATAGCCAAGTTACTTCCCAAAGTTGATACCAGCTATCAACGCGACCAATAGGCAAATAAAGCCAACTAGCACCATCGCTAGTTTGTCGCTAAATTTGTCGTCACGGCAAGCGCAAGGTTTGCCATCAATGGTAAAGCCGGTGTTGTTACACAGACGGCAACGAGATTCCCAATTTTGCGGATCGCTCATTTTGTCAGTACCTCTCTGTAAGCGTTAATTGCAGTCTTCAGGGCTTTACGCAATTCGTTGATTTGATCCTCTTGTTCCTTAAGCTGTAGGAACATTTCTGTTGCCACTTGTGCTAGGTTTTTGTGGTGCCAGCTTGCGAAGTCTGGCACCTCCGTGAGTGGCTTTGGGGACGGGTCTTTCTTCAGTGTGGAAAGCATACTCATTTGATGTTTTTTCCCTTGTGGTTCTTTGATAAGCCGGTATGCCAGCGCGACGGGCAATTGTGCTAATCATGTTTTCACTAAGTTTGAATGTTCTGGCGATTACAAAATGTTTTTCCCCGGTTCGCATCATGTTCAAGATTTGTTCGTTTCTTGCGTAAAGTTTTTGTTTTTTCTTGATCGCTGCGACATGCGGCCCAAGATGCTTTTTTAATGTCTCTACCAAACCATCGTCTATTTCGTAGGTAAAGAATTTATTCCCGCATTGACCGCACCCCCTGCGCCGTCGCATCACTAGCGCCGACATTTCTGTCCTGGTTTCTAAAACTGTTGTCTTGCACCCGCACATACGGCAGTTCATTAGTTGGCCTCCATCCGAATTTTCTCCATGTTGCTTGAATGTCTGTCGCCGCAGCGGGCACATACTTAAATTTTGGGTCAAGAATACGAGATTTCATTGATTTGACCTTTCCCTTCGCGCAATGCGCTTTTTGTAAGCATCAATATAAACTAGACCTTCTCCAGCATGTACAACTTGATCCATGTACGTTGCGCCCTTTCGCAAATCACTCAGGCTTGGCATTGATACCATGTTTTCTTGTGGATAGCGCAGATCAGCCGCATCAGCGTCTTGCCGTGCCAACGCTTCTAACTTAGCTCGTCGCTCTGGCTGAACCGCATCTTCAAACTTTTTCATTGATCCTCCCATGCGTCAATTGCGGCTGCGCTTGCTGCGCCACCAAGTAAAACAATAGGCGACACCCATTGCTTGTCTACAAGCCTTTGGCTGCGTATGTACTTATCCATCTGTGCATTGGTTAGCCGCTGCGTTACAGGCGCAACGTAATGGTCTTGCGGGTACACAAACGGCTTAATACGACAATTCCACTCGTCGGCAATCTGCTTTGCGTGCGCCTCATCAGTCACCACAGCACCGCGCTTCTCGGCAAACGTCAGGCAGTTGACGCCGCTCTTGTTTATCACGCCCCACCATGTCGGGCCGATCTGTTCAGCGCGGTACGGACCAACGGCAAAGTACTTAGACGGCAAAGCGGTTACATTCTTGACCATAAAAACAACACGTCCGCAACCAACCAACACCAAACAACCAGACCAACGGCAACAACAACAATGTCTTGTTTCATGTGTCTGACCTTGCTCGGATGGCTTTGGCTTCCATGTCACGCACCGCGTCCATCAGCTTGTCTGCGCCGGTCTTACGGGATTCAATCAGCGCCGCACACGCCTCGCGCTCGGCTGCCTGGGCCATGTGGAAGAAGCGTTCAAGCCTGGGCAAATCAGCATCGACTGCCCACATACGCCTGTCAGAAGGCCAGCACGCTTGCGCCATGCGGATGATGTCTTCTCTCATTCTTGCCCCCTTGCTCGTATGACAGCGCCACCCTTGCGCTTCGCTGCTCGTATGGCAGCGCCACCCTTGCGCTTCGCTGCTCCAACTTGCGCCCATGCCGTCCAAGTGTCAGCCTCTGCCTCAAAGGCCTTTGCACACGCCTCGCGCTCGGCTGAGGCGACAAGAACGGCAAAGCGTTTTAGCCTCTCCATATCTTTAGTGCCGGGTAAGTTGTCAACTGCCACGTCGGGCCACCCAGCCTCCCGCGCCATACGGATGATGTCTTCTTTCATGACTGCCCCCTTGCTCGTATAGCTTTTGCTTCCATATCACGCACAGCGTCCATCAATTCATTCGCGCCGGTCTTACGGGATTCAATCAGCGCCGCACACTGCTCGCGCTCGTCAGCTTGCCCTTTTTTGTAGGCGTTCTCAGCCATCTGAACCGCATCAGATGCAAGCACCCGAAGATCGCCGTAAAACATTGTTGCTGGCGTCATGTCTGCCCCCTTGCCTTGAGCATGGCATCGGCCACTGCGTATGCAGACTTGGCCCAGATCGGAAAGAGTTCTTCTGCGGGCTGGTTGCCCCACACCCGACCCATCAAACCCTGCATCGCCTTGCCCGCGAAGTAATCGCGCAGGGTCATTCCTGCAAGCTGTCTGGACGCCTGTTTTAATTGCGCGTCATCAAGTTCGCCATCCTTATGCATTTGGGCGAGGACTACCACATGTTCATACGCCTGCGGAAACGCTGGCCCGCCTGTTTTGTCGCTCATTTCGGTTCTCCTGTGATGTTGTGCGCGGCTTCTGCAAATCGAGCGCCCGCCGTAAATAAATCCAAATCAGAGCACGAAAGGACGCGACGACCTAATTCAATCTGCTCATCCGTCAGCGGCTGGCGCTGTGCTGCGGGTGGGGTGGGCGCTGAGTTGGCTCGTTCCCATTGCTCAATTCGCGCTTTCACCCGATCCAGCAACGGCGTGTAATTTGAGCTATGCCCGCAGTCGGACAAGATCATTTCAGCCAACCATTGGAGCGATACCCGCGCCACAGGCTCCTGCACAGGTGCTGGCTGTGCGGGTGGGGTGGTGTAGAACGGCTGCCCAACAGCAAACATTTTTCCATCGGCAAATCGCAAAGTTCCATCTTTACGCATCCATGCCACCGGCTCCTGCTGTGCTGGCTGTGCTGCGGGTGGGGTGGTGTAAAGCAATTTGACTCGGTGCTTTGGAAATGCTGACTCTATTCGCATTGCTGTACCCATAAGACGTGTGGAAAAGCCACTTAGCACACTTTCAATGTCGTAGTCCATTGCCCACGCCACAGGCTCCTGCTTCTCAGCCGCCTCAATGGCGGCATTGAGGGCGGTGATGGCGGCTTCAACTTTAGGGTCGTTTGGCTTTCCAGACCCAATGCGAAACCATTTTTTGTGGTGCAGCGCCTCCAGCGCCAGCTTCATTGCTTTAATGCTCATTTCGTCCTCCAGCGTCTATCGTGCCATGTTTGCACAGGTACAGCGGTTTAGAAAAATATCCGCTACAGCCTCCTTGACATTCGTGATTGCAAATAACATCATCAAACATTTTGTTTATAAATTCATGGCATAGCTCTTTAAACTTTGGCGTATATGTTAATACGCCGCTTTTAGATCGAGCAATTTTTTCACCATTCTTAAAATAAACCAAAACTTGTCGGCTATCTGCATACCCGTTGCTAACCAACGCATCAGGTATGTAATAGACAAAAGATTGCAATATGTAGTAACAGTTTCTTTCAAAACCATTGTTTACCCGTTCATGGCATAACTCTTTAAATTTCGGGGTGTATGTACGAATACCGTTTCCAGACCTAGCAATTTCTTTTTTGTTTTTAAAATAGCGGTTGTTTACATGCTCATCAGGTATGACCGTGGTATAAGTGTCAAGCAATACTTTAGGATTCCAAGGCTCATCTATACAAGAACGATCTGTATAACTCCAAGACTCTGGATTCCAGGGTTCATTTAAAAAATACAAATTGCGCCAAGTTATAGAATTGTGTTTATCAGTCATGACGCATCCTAAAACGGTGCTGGTTCATAGTCGTCCTTGCTAGGGTCAAACTTATCAGGCCCAGGCGGTTGCCCAGGCCTGTCCAAAGGGTTAGGAAACTTCGGGAACGGCCACATAAGATTGCAAAGCCTCGATGAGTTCCTGCATCTGCTTTTGGTTAAGCTGGGCATTCATAGAGCCGCAAATTGCGTTGATAGACAGCCACACGCCTCCGGTGGTGGGCATTGGCGAGACATATACTGTTTGCTCACCTGCTCTTACTTGCTTGTACGCATTCATGTCAATTCTCCAGTTTGTAATACCACTTATCACCCCTGCGTTTGCAGGAAATACTGAACCCGTTTTGCCGTAGCTCTGAGATGATTGCACTCACAGCGCAGACACGGGCTTTTTGTATGATCCCAAGAGTCGTTAGCTCTTTGTTTTTCTTCAGAACCCTGAGCGTCCTGAGCAGTCTCGGGCTGTTGTTAATGTCGGCGTACCGCATAATCAAAAGGGCACATCATCATCAAAATCAGGCTTCGCTTGACGCACTGGCCGAGCCTGTTGTTCTTCTTTCTTCGGGTCATTAAGATACGCCCAGCCGTCCCATCCTCCTTCCTTGAGCGGAATGGTGTCCAGCTTCAACATCGCACCATTGCGCGTCTCGATGATGCTGCCAATGCGGGTGTACCGCTTCTTAACTTCGCCCTGGGCGTTTTTGTACTCGCCCGTCACACAGCTAACTTCCTTCAAAATTTTGCTCATGATTCCATCCTTTGCTTAAGCACTTGCACTTTTTCATCTACCTCTGCCAAGAACCGCACAACTTCAGTCTCTGCGTTTTGCACCCACTCGTCATCAGCATTTACCCTGACGATGACCATCTGTAGCTTGTCAGGAAAGCGGCTGTCGTACACAACGTAATCACACCATTGCCGACCGGCGCAGCGCATCTGCCACTGCATCTGAGCGAAATACTTTCCGGGCACGGTGTTGCATAGCAGCATGTCTAAAAAGGTCGCGGACTCTGGGCACTTGATCTCTACCATGCCATCAGCCCCGACAAGGCCATCAGGAGAGGCTCCAGCCATCTCAATCGTCGGGTGCAACATAAACCCCACTTCCTCAACCATCACGCCTCTATAAGCCTCATACGCTGCCCTAGCAAACGGCTCTTGCTCGATGCCCCACTGCATAGCCGCATTGGTGTAGCCCTCTGCCCTAGTGCCGGTGATTCGCTCCAACACTAGTTGCGTCATGTAGTGCGCTCGATCAGCCCCGTAGCCGGTTTTGGTCTTTGCCAGCACTTTGTGCAAGTTGCTGGCCGTCACTTTCCCGCATCTGGCGCTTTGCCATGCATCAGTCCCTTGCTCAATCATGCTTGCCCCCTTGCTCGGATGGCTCTTGCTTCCATATCACGCACGGTGTCCATCAATTCGTTTGCGCCGGTCTTGCGCGACTCAATAAACTTTGCACACGCCTCGCGCTCCATTGCAATAGCCGTGTCAATCATGTTGCGGGAGTTGCGGTACGCTTGCGAATACGAACCACCATCTCCAGCAATAAACGTATGACAGGGGAGGCACAACAAACCGACAAAATGGCCTTGATGTGCGTGGTTTTCGCAGTCTTTGACGGCGCACTTCATGACTGCCCCCTTGCTCTGATGGCATCTCTACAATCGGCATATGCTTTGTTGTACCGTTGCTGAACTTCAGCCACTGGGCCATACATCACCATGCGATCACACACTTTCGCACACGCTTCGCGCTCATCAGCCCGGACAAGTTCGGCAAAGCGTTTGTCTCTTAGCGCAGACCACTCATCATCGTTTGGCTCCATATCTTTTGTGTGAGTGTCGGCGTATTCTGCTGCCTGACGCGCCCATTTGATGATGTCTTCTTTCATGACCGCCCCCTTGCCTTGAGCATGGCGTCGGCCATTGCATACGAATCCAGTGCAGCACCCATGCGCCAGTCTTCATCCGGGAAGCAGTCGCACTGGTAAAGAACGACCTGCATTGCCTTGGCCGCGAAGTAGTCGCGCAGGGTCATGCCTTCTGAGTACCCCGTAGCCATCGGCACAAAGGCTTGGTAGTTCTTGGTTGGAAACGCTGACCCGCCTGTGTTGTAGCTCATGCTTGCTTCTCCTGCTTGGCACGGGCCACACGAGCGGCCTTGGCATCAATCACCCGCTTAATCAGGTCTTGATGGCCCTGGCAAGCCTCATACGCCTGTTTGTAGACCGCTTGCAATTCCTCGCCCGTGGTTGTGGCCTCAATAGCTGCCAGCCAATCGGCAATGTCGGGCTTTGGGCCTTTGCGAGCTGCATTGCCATCGTCGTCTTCCGGGGCGATGCCGCAAGCTGCCATCAGGCTGTAGCGCCGGGCGTAGGTTAGGGCGCTGCCAAACCCCTGGGCATCATGCTTGACGGCTGGAACATGCAACTTGCCGCACTCCAAAATCTCGCCAGATTCGTGGATAAAGACTGTCTCCACTGTCACCCCAATGGTGTCTGCGCTGGTGCGCTGTATGAGGGCAATTCCAGCCCCGTTTAGCCCTTCAATGACTGCCTCAACGCAGGCCGACAGATCGGCGTAGCGTGAGCGGAAGTGCGGGTTTGTGCTTGTTTTAAGTGCTGGGCCAAAGGCTTTTTGTGCCTTAACCAGTGCGCTTGCAATCTTGTCCATTTTTTCTCCTAAAAAGACCCCAGCAAAGTGCCAGGGCATACGATGATTGTATAGACCACTAGACAGTGTGGAATAGGGACTTACCCTATGTTTTTCTGCTTAAGTTTGTCTTGTGTGAAGATGATTGCCCATCACATGTGCGCGGGCCGCATCCCATTTAGCCAGCACTTCGCCGCCACCTTTAAGACCCTTCAACCCCTGAATTAGAACCTCTGTGCAAGGGTGGTAATCAGGCAGTCGCGACTGCTCCTGCACAGGTGCTGCGGGTGGGGTGGCGTCATAGAGTGCCCTCACCTCGCGCTTGTTGTGCGGCCACTTTTTGTCGCGGCGCTGCATTTCTTTAATCGCGGCTTGCTCGTCTTCAAACGCGGGTAGTGCAATAAAGCCATCGCAGTAAACGGCCCACGCCACAGGCTCCTGCTTCTTGGCCGACTCGATGGCGGTGTGAAGGTCGCTCATGGTTTCATCAGCCCAGGCATGATCGCAATGCCCTCGTCGGGCTGCCTTCAGCGCCTCCAGCGCCAGCTTCGCTGCTTCAATTAGTGTCATTTGCTTGCCCCCTTTATTCCTAACATCTCCGACACATCTTCGATCTCAACGTAATCAAAATAACCGTTGCTCATCGGTGGCCTGCACCTTAGTGCATCTGCAACCAATTCAGCTTCTTCAAAGGTTTCGTGCTGTGAATACACATTGCCTAAGCGGCCTGAAGGGTAATACTGCTCCCAAGCTAACACCCAGAACACTTTCATGTCTTGCTCCTTGCTGGCCACCACTCGGGCCGTTCTGTCCATTCGATGCTTGCTGGCGTAAGACAAGGTGTGTTTGCGGCAATATGCACGTTCCAAACAGGACTGGCTCTACCTGCCGAAGCACTCCAGCGCTGCCCATCCCACCAACGAAGTGAGTCGGCATCTTTTTGTACGCTCGCAGGCCACCAGCCAATGCTGGGCGGCGGCCCTTTGTGCCATTGGGTCATTTTTGTTCCTCCGCTGCCCGCAGTGCAGCAGCCCAGGTGCGCAGAAAGCGCGTCAGGTCTTCTTCTGTCGGGTCTTCAATCGTGGCGCTGATCTCCAGCCACGCACGCTTCATTGCTTCGTTCATTTGGTTTCTCCTGTTGCTTTCTGGAATGCTTCGTTTAGGGCATCTCTTGCGGCGTGATGCCGCACAACAAGTTTGGCATGAAAATAATGAAAATCGTATCCTTCGTAGTTCTTTCGAGCTTCATCAAAATCGTTTTTTTGCTCAAGGTAATCGTCAAGCAAATCTGTGAATGTCTTCATTTGGCTTCTCCTTTTGCTTTGCCAAGGGCTTCATCTGCATGATTTGCAGAGTACCCAAGCTCGGTCAATTGCCTCGAACACTTTTTAAGCGCATTTGAAAACTTCAAATTTTCCCAATGCAAACGGCGCAGTTCGGCCAGCATCTCATCAATGTGCCCACGTTTGATCGTGCCCCGCTCGTGCATCTCTGTCAGTTCCGTCAACCGCTTGTCGTTCATTTGATTTCTCCTTCTGGATAAGGGTACGCCAGCGCGTAAAGCTGGGCAATCGTGAGCAGTTGTGCAAACTGCTCATCCGTTACTGTGTAAGTCATGCTCACTCCCGGTAGACCGCAACATCGCGGCATGGATAGACTGTACAGCCACCTAAACACTTGCACACTAGGGCAAACCCTAATGTTCACTAAACTTGACTTTAATCTAGAATGCACCCATGACGAAATATGAGGCGATCATCTTGGCAGGCTCTCAGGCCCGATTGGCCCGGCTACTGGGCATCAGCAGGGGTGCGGTGCATCAGTGGCGGACCATCCCACAGGGCAGGCTGTGGCAGTTGCGGTGCATCAAACCGGAGTGGTTTGTATGAGACAAGTTGGGTGGTGGTGGAGGCGTTGCCATATGCACTACCTAAAAGACGTTTACCTATGGATGTACGACGACAAAAAATCGGAACATAACCATGTCCACATGGGGGTGATGGCAGTAGATGACTTTGGTGATCTTTTTTTGATTAAAAGTTTTGTAGAAAATTGACATCCTTAACGAGGGTTTTTTAGTGAGCGGAGATCGGTGCAGGTGGGGTTCGATTCCCCGTCAAAACAAACCTGTGTTCTCCGCTCATTAAAGACACCTCGGCAACGAGGACTAACAAGCCTGGGGCCGGGCGAAGCTCTGAAAACACTTGTGCAAGTAGGGTAGTAGGTTGGCTCCAGCCTTGTTGGTGAATGCACAGACTGATGTGCTAATCAGTGGAACGAGAGATCACCCGGTGTAGCGATACGGTGCGGGTGTAGGGCCAGAGATGAGTATGGTTATGGCCTGACGGTGATTTAGAAAACGAGGCGACACCACCAACGCGCCTATCGTCCACAAGCAGGAGATCAGCGCCTGCCACCAACAACTTTTTGCGTAGGGGCTTGACAAGCTCAAAAATTTGATAGACACTGCTCCCCGTTGTCGTAGTGGACAGCAAGTAAGGCCGTTTAAGTCTATCCCTGGCCCCGGATCCTCCCGGGGTTCCACTACCGGGGATAGAACTTAAGCGGCTTTTTTGTTTTCCGAAGACAACCGTCAGGGCGCGTTAGCTGATGGTCTGCATGGACTGAACCCAAGAAACACCGCACACCGATACACCCCGGTGCAAAAGGCGACCAGCGTTGATTGACCGACTGGTAAAGCGTGAGGGACATGGTGGGACAAGACCTCTCGTATAAGCGAATCAATCCGTCAGGCGCACTTGGGCTGATGACTGCTTTTTTGGATTAATTAAGATGAATTACGGTAGCAGATCGAAAGCTGGAGCGGGAGGATCTCTGCTATCCACCCTTGGGGAACCTATGACTGAAAGGAAAGCAATGAAACACAACATTGTCAGCGTGTCAGGCGGTAAGGACAGCACAGCTTTATTGCTGTTAGCCATCGAGCGGGAGACAGAAAATTTGCAAGCCGTGTTTGCTGACACCGGACATGAACATCCGCAAACTTACGAATACGTCAAATATTTGAATGACAAAGTGTTTCCCATTAAAACGGTAAAGGCGGATTTTTCTGAGGCGATACAACGAAGGCGAGAAATGATGCTTCGTGTAATTGCAGGAGAGCATAAAGAACGCGCAAATTCAAAATATGAATGGACGCCAGAAATTGCCGAGAAAGCCTTGAAAATTTTGCAGCCAACGGGCAATCCTTTTTTTGATATGTGTTTAGTGCATGGCCGATTCCCATCAACCAAGGTTAGATTTTGTTCGCAAGAATTAAAACGCGACCCGATGATTGAACAAGTGCAAATGCCGCTTATGGATGCTGGCAATGTCGTTTGGTCATGGCAAGGAGTGCGGGCCGATGAAAGTTTGGCTCGGCGAGATTTGCCAGAATTGGAATGTGTAGGCAGTTCTGAAGAAAATGGCGAAATGTGGAATTACCGTCCGATTCTTTCATGGACGGTTGAAGATGTTTTTGCAATGCACCGCAAACACAATATAAATCCCAATCCTTTGTATTCTCAAGGAATGGGTCGGGTGGGATGTATGCCCTGCATTCACACGCGCAAGGACGAATTGCTAGAAATAAGCCGTAGATTTCCTGAAGAAATTGAACGAGTAGCGGAATGGGAAAGGCTAATTGCAAAAGTTTCAAAAACATCAAAAGCCACCTTTTTTTCAGCGACTGAGCTTGGCGCAGGGAATGCGGAACAAGTAACTTTAGAAAAACACGGTATATGGGCAAAAGTTGAATGGTCTAAAACAAGCCGAGGGGGCAGCAATTACGATTTTTTCCGCGTAATGAATGACGGCCCAACATGCACCAGTGTTTATGGTTTGTGCGAATAAGGAGCAAGGCAATGTTTGAATCTGGCTTTGATCGTTTCTGGGCAGCATGGCCCAAGTCATTCAGAAAAGGCGCAAAGGCTGTTTGTTTAGCACGCTGGCAGAAAGGGCTGTATGAACACTGTGCCGACCAGATCATCAAGCACGTCGAGTGGCAAAAAACCACAGACCAGTGGCGAAAAGACAACGGCGCTTTTATTCCTGCTCCTTTGGTCTATCTGAACCAACAGAGGTGGGACGGCGCAGAGATTCCGGAAATCAAAAAACCCGTGACGATGGCCGAGCAGTACCAAGAGCGCATTGCTGGCACGGTGGCGATGCCTGACCACATCCGGGAGCGGCTTGCTGCAATTCGGAGGGGATCATGACCTATGAACAAGCCCAAAAAATCCTTGATCGAGTGCGAGATGGTGTCCCATACCCCGCCAGGATCATCGACTTCGCCCTACAACTTACCGGAGACCTTGATGCACATGAGACGTATGGAGGCCAAAGAATGGGTGCAGAGATACCGGACGAAAGCCCGTGCCGATGGTGCGGCATCAGCGCAAGCGTGGTGGGCCAAGGTGATTGCAGACATTGAGCGGATCAGGGGGTTGGATGCTGCGCTTGAGTTACGCAATTTAATGAATGAGGAAAGAAGTAAATGAGCTATAGCGTGCAATTCTCCATTGACGCTATTCCCGTCCCCAAGGGCCGACCAAGGTACAGCGCCAGGGCAGGCTTTGTCCGGACGTACACGCCCAAAAAAACCGCCGACTATGAAACCATCGTCCGAGCAGCAGCACAACAGGCCATGACCCGCGAGCCGCTAGAAACGCCCACAGCGGTCTATTTGTACATCAGGCTACCTATCCCCAAGTCATACCCCAAAAAGCGCGTAGCGGCCTGTTTACAGGGCTTGGAGCGGCCTGTTAAAAAGCCCGACATAGACAATCTGGCGAAATCGGTTCTCGATGGGCTAAATGGCACGGTCTACAAAGATGACGGCCAGATCGTTAGCCTACATGTCACCAAGGTCTACGCGGCATCGCCTGGGGTAGACGTGCTAGTGCGCGAGGAATTGCCGTAGACGGACGAAAAAATGCCCGCATGGTGCGGGCTAAGGGGGCAACTACAGATCAAGGAGGATTGACAGTAGTGCGACTAGTATAACAACTATTGCTGCAAAAAACATAGCGCCCACCTAAAAATTCCAGCCGATCATGAACAATTGAAAAATTGGCTTTGCGACAAGTCCTAAAACAATTGGGGCCAAAACAGCTACTAAAACAAAAATTCCGCAAACTCCAACAACTACAGCTAATCCAAAAATAAATTTGCCAATTGAATAAATCAAATTGCTGATTGACATGCCGCCACCTGGATCAATTCAATTATTTGAGGGTCAAGCACTGGCATTATGTCGATGTTGCCAATACTGGCGGTCATCAAATAAGCGGCAGGAGCGCAGCCAGGGCCACAAGTGGGCGACTCTGGGTCAGGGTTTGCGGGTTCGCCGGGGTCATATTCAAGCTCGCAGTCAAGATAAATGTCCGACCCCGCGTGATATTGATAATGAATTGTTTTCATTTTTGATTTTTCCACAGTTTGTAATCTTCGACATACTCAAACACCAAAAACCCGCCGTAAGCCTTAGCGGCAATCACGCCCCAAGGGCAGCGGCGCATAGCGGTTCGGCGGTCTTTACATGCAACAAACCTAAACGGATGCATGTGTGGTCGTCCTAACGTAATAATCATGATTCAAGCCCTCCAGACAAACAAGTCAGCAAACAAAACTCATGGTTTGCAAATTTGTTTTGGAAATATTTCAAATCGTCATCTGCCCACCGAGAATGTGGCGGGAGTGCTTTTTGCGGGCTGTCTTTGCAAGTGACGATCTGGCCTTTTATGTGACAAAAAACTGGTTCCCAATTATTAGCAATTTTTACATGTAGTTTTTTCACAGTCAAACCCTCCAGATTACAAGATCAGCGAACAAAACACCCAGGGCCAGCAAATAGACTGCCGCTAAAACGATACGGTGTGACATGATTTACTCCAAAAAAGGCCCGAGAGCCTTGATTTATTCAACAGCCGGCTGACCGGCTTTGATGATTTTTTCAGCAGCACCGAAAATGCGCTGCGCGGTTTTGTCGGTAATTGAACCACCAGCCAACCAAGATTAAATGTAACCCCGAGACTCATTCAAACGCCTCCATATCATCCAGTCTCACAAGAACTTCGCGCAGAGCGTCAGGCGTTGAAATAATCCGTTGTCTCCACGCGAAATCGCCCGTGCGCACGAAACCGGCCTCGTCTAAATCCTTCCCTGTAATCGCCATTACCAGAAACCGCGCTTCTTTTCTAGTAAAATTCGAAACTAATTGTCCGTCAAGATCGGGGTGTTTCCAAATCGCCGGTAGGGGTCTTTTGGTTCTTTTGCATCGCATGTTTTTGCTCCTGTTTAAATAGACCCCTTGCGATATGCTGGGGAATGCGTCTATTGTATAGCCATCTACACGATGTACACTAGGACAAACCCTAATAGACCACTAGTGAAAACCCTTAGAATTGCATCATGACTAATCTTGCGCGAAAGTGGCGGGGCCATAAATACAATCTGGGTCATGAATGCTGGCCTAGGATTTTCACTCGAATGAGTGAGGGTGAGGCTCTAACGACAGCTATAAAGCCAGAAGCGATTACCTATAGTGTCGCGCTTCGAACGATCCGGACGATCCCGGAGCTGCGCGAGATGTACGAACAAGCCCTTGAGGATCGGGCAGATAAGCTAGCAGAGGAAATACTAAGCCTAGCCGATGAAGATATGCCCGAGGGATTAAGAGGCGCAGAAGCAGCCGCTTGGGTCAATAAAAAAAGATTGCAGGTTGACGCACGCAAATGGATTGCTGCCAAGCTCAAACCTAAACGCTATGGTGACAGGCTGGAAATGGAAGTAACGGACAATCGCATCAGCATTACCGATGCGCTTAACGAAGCGAAGGCCAGGGTTTTAACCCCGATGGTCGTTGACGTTGCATCCCGTGAGGTTAGCCGAGATGAGTGACAACGCACTCCAATGCGCCCATTAGGCGCATCAGGGTAGGCTGTTAGGCTGTGCGCGTACTCCGGCCGGCCCGTGCGGCGGCGTAGCGGCGGCGGTGATTGGCCGCCATTTCTAAGCACCAAAATGACATGTGCCGCTTGCCTCGCTCGGCATCTACCTGCGACTGATCGCAGTAATAGAGGAATGCCGCCAAATGCCTTGCGGCTTCTTTTAAATGATTGAATTTCATAGCCACTACTCCTGATTAGACCCGTTAAGGCATTAGTGCAACAGCGCACCACATAGCACCCGGACGGATGCTACAGGGTAGGCTGTCAGGCTGCTTGCCGATTGTGGTGGGCTTGCAATCTTTGCGCTTGGGCTAGATATGACGCATTGGCTGGATGATCCATTGACCAGCGATCCGGTTCTGTGCCGAGGGTCTGGACATGGGCGATAGCGTCTTCGTATGATGCCATCGGCAGGAGTTTAGAACCGACTTCAACGTAAACCCCATGCTTGCCGAGCTTCTCGGCATAGTCTGACGTTGGGTATGCGTAACCGATTGAGTGTTTCATGGTGGTTTCCTTAAAAGACCCTGAGGGCATTAGTGCAACAACGCACCCCATAGCCCACAGAATGGGCTAGATGGTGGGTTGTTGGGCTGCTACTTAGCACGACGGGCGTTAACCGTAGCGTAAGCCCAATTGGTAGCGTCAGCCTGATTGGCAAAATATTTGCTGCGCTGCTGAACCCCAAATTCCTGCCAATCTCCGTACAGGCACACGCGCCGGGCGCTTTGCACCCATGCCGCGTATGTGGTGCCGTTATTGTTAAGACCGACAATCCATCCTATCTCACGCCCTTTGCTGTCTTTGCGACCCGTGCCTATGAAGTGCTCGGACATGTCGTTGTAAGGTGCTTCTGTCATCTTAAATCCTTTTAATAGACCGCCTTGCGAAGTGCTTGCGGCATACCTTCTATTGTCTATGTGGCTAGACGCTAGTCACTAGGACAAACCCTAACAGCTAGCCAAAAATGGCAGGTGGTGCGGCTGTGGTGGAAATTGTGTGTTTCATTGGGGAAACAGGCGAAAAGGGCTATCACAGCAGTCCCGCCCGCCGGATCACGCACACGCGCAATAGTCATCCAACCGCCTTGCCGACGACAATCTACTACTTGTGTACTACTTTGTCGCCATTCCGTGCGCTTAACGACAATCAGCCAGGGTAGCGGTCAACCTGGGCCGTGCAATCAATGACCGGTTGCAGATGAGGGGGGGGTGAGGGCCGAGGGGTGGTGGGTTGATGGTGGTGTAGACCCCGCGAACAATTTTTTTATTACCGGCGAACAATTTTTTTTGTGACGCACTGTTGCGTTACGGCAACATGGCTAAATACTTGTTTTGATTGTGGGAATAGACCAGGCACCCGAGAGGGGTGAGAACTCTTTGGAGAGTGAGCCTCTGGTTTATCTAGGTTAGGGTTGGTTGAACCCTCTACGCAACTGGTCCTGTTCAGAGTCTGGTCTTACTGGAGTACCGCATAGTTCACCATGTTTATCGTGGTTGGTCGGCTCTACCTTCCACAGGGCTGGGTGATGGCCCCCGTGTTTTGAGTATACTTGTTTTATGCAAACGCTAGTGTACAAACCGGAAGACGAACAAGAACTTATGGCGACTCTGTGGATGCCTGCTATTGCAGACGATCCAGAGGCGTTTGTGATGTTTGCGTTTCCGTGGGGTAAAGAGGGTACGCCGTTGGAGCACTTTAGTGGGCCGCGTAAGTGGCAGCGTGAGGTGTTGCGTGATGTTGCTGCATACGTCAAACGGCAAAAAGGTCTGGTGGACTTTGAGACGTTGAGACATGCTGTGTCTTCTGGTCGCGGTATTGGTAAATCTGCCCTGGTGTCGTGGTTGACGATTTGGATGCTGTCTACTCGGATTGGGTCTACAACCATCGTTTCTGCCAACTCTGAGTCTCAGCTACGCTCGGTGACTTGGGCTGAGATTACAAAGTGGTTGGCTATGGCTATCAACAGCCATTGGTTTGAGATTTCTGCAACTAAAGTTGCCCCGGCTGCTTGGTTGACTGCGCTGGTTGAGAAGAATCTTAAAAAGGGCACGCGGTATTGGGCTATTGAGGGGCGGTTGTGGTCTGAAGAAAACCCCGATGCGTATGCGGGTGTCCACAATTACGATGGCGTAATGGTCATTTTTGATGAGGCGTCGGGTATTGCTGATGCAATCTGGTCTGTTACTGGTGGCTTTTTTACTGAAAACACCCCAAAACGGATGTGGTTTGCGTTTTCTAACCCACGGCGCAATTCAGGATATTTTTACGAGACTTTTCACTCAAAACGAGACTTTTGGACTTCTCGGGTTGTTGATGCCAGAACCGTTGAGGGCACTGACAAACAGGTCTATGAGCAAATCATCCAAGAGTACGGGCCTGATTCGTCCCAAGCTCATGTGGAGGTCTATGGGCAGTTCCCCAGTGAGGGTGATGACCAGTTTATCGGCAGTTTGTTGGTAGACGAGGCTATGAAACAGCCTGCCTACCAAGACTTTAGCGCCCCGATTGTTATGGGGGTAGACCCTGCCCGCTTTGGCGCTGACGCTACGGTGATTGCTATTCGCCGTGGGCGTGATTTGGTCAAGGTCATCAGGCATCGGGGCGATGACACTATGACGGTAGTGGGTCATGTGATTGATGCCATCGAAGAATTTAAGCCTGCCTTGGTTAACATTGACGAAGGCGGTTTGGGAGCCGGCATTGTTGACCGGCTTAAAGAGCAGCGATACAAAATCCGAGGCGTAAACTTTGGCAACAAGGCTAAAAACCCGATTATGTATGGCAATAAACGTGCCGAAATATGGGGTGAAATGAAGAATTGGCTAAAAACAGCCAGTATTCCTAAAGACCGCTTCTTGAAAACCGATTTGATTTCGCCTAAGATCAAGCCCGATTCCCGTGGGACTATCTTTTTGGAGTCCAAAAAAGACATGAAAAGCCGTGGTTTGGCCTCCCCTGATGCTGCTGACGCACTGGCATTGACGTTTGCGTTTTCTGTGGCAAATCGGGAACAACGTCCAACACAGAGTCACTCGCAGGGATACGGGTTTAGCTCAACAACTTCTTGGATGGGTGCTTAATGCCTCAAGACTACACAGGAATTGCCGCTGCGGGTGCAGTCAGTAACGGCGGCTCTGCAAAAAACAAAGACGAGTCCGAGGTGCTTGCCACGGCTCGTTCGCGTTTAAACATGGCAATTTCTGCGTTGTCTGAATCGCGGGAAGATGAAATAGACGATTTGCGGTTTTATGCAGGTTCGCCTGACAACAACTGGCAATGGCCCGCTGATGTGTTGGCAACCCGTGGCGCAGTGCAAGGGCAGTCAATTAATGCCCGGCCTTGTCTGACGGTCAACAAGCTGCCCCAGCACGTTCACCAAGTTACCAATGAGCAGCGGCAAAACAGGCCGCAGCCCAAGATCATTCCTGCTGATGACGGCGCAGACGTTGAAGTAGCCGAAATCTTCAACGGAATGATTCGGCACATTGAATACATTTCCGATGCTGACGTTGCCTACGACACGGTTTGCGAAAACCAAGTGTCTTACGGCGAGGGATATGCTCGCATCTTGACCGAGTATTGCGACGACAACACGTTTGACCAAGATATAAAAATTGGGCGCATCCGCAACAGTTTTTCTGTCTACATGGACCCGCTTATTCAAGACCCGTGTGGGTCTGATGCGCGGTGGTGTTTTATCACTGAAGACTTGCCCAAAGACGAGTACGAGCGCCAATACCCTAACGCAGCGCCTATTAGCACGCTGCAAACGCTAGGCGTTGGCGACCAAGGCTTTAGCCAGTGGATGAATGAAAACACGGTGCGTATTGCCGAGTATTTTTACGTTGAACACAACCAAGAAACGCTGAACCTGTATCCCGGCAACATCACTGCGTTTAAGGGCACGCAAGAAGACAAGATGTTGATGATGCAGTTTGGCAAGCCGTTGCGCTCACGCCAATCTGACCGCAAAAAAATCAAGTGGCTCAAAATTAACGGGTACGAAATTCTTGAAAGCGCCGATTGGGCTGGCGCTTACATCCCCGTTGTGCGGTGCGTCGGTAACGAGTTTGAAGTAGACGGGCGTTTGTACGTCAGCGGGTTGGTGCGTAATGCCAAAGACGCGCAGCGCATGTACAACTACTGGGTCAGCCAAGAAGCTGAGATGCTGGCGCTGGCTCCTAAAGCGCCTTTTATTGGTTACGGCGGTCAGTTTGAGGGTTTTGAAAAGCAGTGGAAGACTGCCAACACGCAAAACTGGCCGTATCTTGAGGTCAACCCAGACGTTACCGATGGTGCGGGTGCTGTGTTGCCGCTGCCTCAACGGGCGCAACCGCCGATGGCATCGAGCGGGTTGCTGCAAGCCAAAGCGGGCGCATCCGACGACATTAAGTCATCTACTGGGCAGTACAACGCAGCCCTTGGCATGACTTCAAACGAGCGCAGCGGCAAAGCTATTTTGGCTCGGCAAAAAGAATCTGACACCGGCACTTACCACTACGTTGACAACTACGCTCGGTTTATTCGTTACATCGGCAGGCAATTGATTGACTTGATTCCCAAAATTTACGACACGCAGCGTATTGCCCGCATCATTGGGCAAGACGGCGAGTCTAAGATGATTAAGATCAACCCCATGCAGGCCGAACCTGTAAAGAAGATCACCAATGAAACAGGCGTTGTAATGGAGAAAATCTACAACCCTGGCGTTGGCAAGTACGATGTAATGGTGATTACTGGCCCAGGGTTTGCAACCAAGCGGCAAGAGTCTTTGGAAGCGATGGCGCAGTTGTTGCAGGGCAATCCTGATCTTTGGCGCGTGGCGGGTGACTTGTTTATTAAGAACATGGATTGGCCTGGGGCGCAAGAAATGGCAAAACGGTTTTCTAAAGTTATTGACCCGGATATTTTGGGTGATGACGAAGACAACCCGGCGCTTGCTACTGCCAAACAGCAAATGGAAGCCATGAACCAAGAGATGCAGCAAATGGCATCTATGCTGCAAAACGTGCAACAGTCTATGGAAGCGCGGGAGTTGCAGATTAAAGAATTTGAGGCAGAGGTTAAGGCTTACAGCGCAGAAACGCAGCGCATTAGTGCAGTGCAGGCTAGCATGTCGCCCGAGCAGGTGCAAGACATTGTGATGGGCACTATTGCTGCGGCGCTTGACACGGGCGATCTTGTGGCCGGTTCACCTCAGTTGCCTGAAATGCCAGTTGGCGAAGAAATGCAACCCGAGATGCAACCCATGCCAGAACAAATGCAACAAGGAGCCATGCAATGACATGCGAAGCCTTTATGGGCAACTTGTTTTTGGCACGGGATGTAACGCATTCCGTTCACCTAAACACGCGCAGTTTTTCTAAGCACTCCGCGTTGCAGACGTTTTACGAAGAAGTGATTGAGCTGGCTGACAAGTTTGCAGAAGCCTACCAAGGCCGCAAAGGTTTGATTGGCCCCATTAGCTTGCAGTCAGCCAAAAAAACCAGCAATGTTGTTGAGTTTTTGGAGCAATCGCTCAAAGACATTGAAGACACACGCTACAAGGTAGTGGATAAAACAGACACGCCCCTGCAAAACATTATTGATGAAATTGTGGGCCTGTACCTGTCTACTTTGTACAAACTACGGTTTCTTGCGTAAATGCCTTTTACTGTTACAGGCGGCAAATACGCCCTTCAAACCCTCACGGCTGCGGGCACCAACACGGTCACTGTCAATGCGGCGGTGCCTTTTGTTGTTGCAGACTTTCCAAGCATTCAACGCATTGCTTGTCTTTACGCTCCGGCTGGCCCCGATCTAATTGTTAATGGCGACTTTGCAACCAACACGGATTGGGTTTTAAGCGCAGGTGTCACTATTTCGGGTGGCGCGGCCAACGTTACTGCTGCCGCAAACCTGATCGCGCAAAATGTGAGCTTGGTAATCGGGCAACTTTATACAGTTACAGTGCAATACACGCGCACTGCTGGCGCAAATTTGCGTTTTTGCAACTCGATGACCAACGCCACAAACATTGTGGCGACTTTGGCAACGGTCAACACAGCCACACTCACGACATTGCGGTTTAGCTTTATCGCAGTCTCCAATGGTTTCAAGATTGAAGCGGATGGCGCTGTTTTCACGGGCACGATTGACAATGTGACGCTTGGCATTGGTGCGTCCCTTAAAGGGATTGCTTATGTGCGCCGAGCAACAAGTACCACGGTTCTTGAGCTAGAAACGCCTTTTTACGATCACGCGACTGGCATTGTCGCTACGCAAGCGGTGGGCGACAGACTCCTGATTTCAAAAAATTGGGCTGAGTGTGCAACAACGGGTTGGAGCATTTCAAACAACGTTTCTAGCATCACAGACTTTGCGACTGTGGGTGTGCTTGGCGACGAAACAGGGGCTTGCATTTACGATGAATCTCGCGTTATGCAGTCAGCAATTGGCAACACAACAACCCCGCCCATCATTTTGCTTGGCGGCGTGTGGGTGCAAGGACATTTGCAAGATTATGCAACTGGTCAAATGTATGGCGCTTGCGATTGGAGCCACACATCTACATCTTCGTTTTCTGAAGGTGGTGTTCAGGCGCGTGATCTATCGGCGCACTACATTGTTTACGGGGGCAAGCGTTCAGTTGTAAACGCCGTGATTATTTGGGAGCCGATGAACCAAGCAAACACGATTTGCCGAGCGAAGACTTTGATTTGGAAAAAAGTTGACGCTCAAGCTGGCATCCTTGGCCCAGGCGGTGGCAACGCTCCGTGGTTCCCAGGCACTGAAAGCAGGATGCAGTTTATTGACTGTTCTTCAGAGGTTTTAACTGGTTTCAATATCTGTTGGCGACCCAATAACGCCGTTGTTTCTGGTGGTTCTGCCAAGATTGTGGGTAATGGTGCTTTGGCGGTTTTTGGTTCGGGCTACAACGGCTTTGCAATTGCCGCGCCATCGGGTCAACGGTTTATCGTGTCAGATGTGCGAAGCGGCGCATTGTGGGATCAATTTTTTATCACTTCGGCTACTGCAAATTTTACTAATGTGCTGACTCCAATCACTACAGTTGCAAGGCCAAGCGGTAGTGCAACCGTCACGTTCAATTGGTACTTTAAAGGCGCTTACCAAAACCTTGGCATCGGCTCACTTATTCAAATTCTAAAGGCCGATGGCACGACCACTGAAACGTCTGTCACCACCACCACTACCAATACAGACTTAACTGTTTTGGCAAGGACGCACAGCGGAGCGGGCACGGCAAACCCTCCCGTCACCTATAACAACGCTAATTGGACATACGCCATTTGGCGATATGGTTTTGTGCCATTGTCGGGGTCTTTTGCTCAGTCCAGTTATTCGCTTGGCACGGCGGGCAATTCATTAAATGTGGTGCATGGTGCGTTTTTCAACCAAGTGCTTGATTTGAACATTACTCAAACCAACTCTGCCACAGTAGCAGCTTACACAGTGTTGTCTGACCTTGGTCGCGTCTACGACTACTCTATGTACGATAAGGGTTTGAACATCACCAATATGAAGTGGCTGGGCATCGCAAATCAAACTTTTACTATTAGTGGTGTTTCTTTGGTGTACGCTAACAACATCGTTATTGATTCAGCGGCTGCAAGTGTGTATTTACCCAACACATCAACCAACGTACTGACCATCAAAGCGCCAACCTTGGCAACATCAAGTAAGTTCACCACGCTGCAAGCGGCGGCAATTCAAGTTAACGCTAGCACTACAGTTTCAGCTAATTTAGTCGGCGCAGTGACAAATGCGGGCACTTTAAGCGGCGCTATTACAGGCGCTGTTATCAACACCGGCACAATTAACGGTGCACGCATCACCGGCAACGTTACCCAAGCTACGCCTATCAACCTGACGGGTGTAACGATTACCGGCAACCTTACTTTTAACACTAACACGCCTGTTACGGTTACGTTTACCAACAGCAGTGTTAGCGGTACTGTCAGCAACAGTGGTACGGGTTTGGTTACGGTGCAATTAGCTACATCAACCATTGGCACGGTAGGCACTAACGTGACCACGCAAATTGTGACCGAGCTTAACCTTACGGGGTTGTTGGCAGACTCGCAGATTTACCTGTCTGACGGAACCAACACGCAGGTTGATTACGTTTCTAGCAGCGGCACCAGCTACACCTACAACTCTACTGGCGGCACTGGCACTTGGACATGGCGGCTGCGTAAGTACGGTTATCAAGACCAAACCGGCACGTTTACACCAGCAACCAACAGTGCAACCGTAGCCGCGTTGTACTTGGTTGACTCTTTTGTTAGCGACACGCTTGTTAACGTGACCGCTTACACCGACCTTGAAACTACGCAAAAAATCTACGATTACAGTCGGTACTTTGCGACTACAAACACAGGCATTGCGCTTGGGCCGCAGTTCACCAAAGGGTTTGGCACGCTTACCGCTAACTCAGCGTTTACGCTAGACCCGCTTGCCGTTGCCATGATGGCGGTGTCATCTGGCGTTATCACGCACACAACTGGCTTGAATGAAACCGCTACTGTGGTTGTAACCGGCAACTTTACACAGGGCACGGCCACACTGTCTAACAACATTAAAATCCGGGCAACCAACCTTGATTCTGAGTTGTTGTTCAGCGGTATTGATTCGCTGACCATCTACGCAACCCAAGCAGACGCGCTAACCAACACCTCGCCAGGAGCAAGCTCAAGCACCGGCATCATTCGGTTTTTGTATGGCGCATCGTTGTCGGGCGTAACCATGTCGGGCACGGTGTACCTGCGGATTGTGCTTGGCACAGCTATTCAGGTGCAAGCTTTGACTTTGGTGTTGGGCGAGAACGAGGTTAACCTGTCAACAACCACGCTGCTGCAAGCAATTCCAAGCGAAGTGCTAAACGCAACCGTTGAGGCTAACGTATCTTTGGCAGAATCTTTGAGGCTTGCAAATTCTGTATTAGGTGGTAAAGTGAGCGGCGCGGGAACTGCAACCGAAACGTTCCGCGACATTAACGACACTAAAAACAGGGTTGTGGCTGACGTTGACAACAACGGCAACCGAACTGCAATTACGCTGGATTTGTCATGATCCGATACTTGAAGCAAAATTACTTTAACGGTAATAGCATCGGGTATTTTTCGGCGCTGTCTAACAACGTGTCTGACGTACTCAACGCGGCAGCCCAAACTTTGATTAAACTTAGGTCGTTTACCGAACGAAGGAGATTTTAATGTCGATGAACCTAAAAGCAATTACTTCGGTAATGGGCTATGAGCAGATCAGTACGCTGACCTCCGCAACAAAATTGACTGTGCCGCAGCGCGACCAAAACGGTCTTGTGGGCACCCCAAGAATTGCCATCATTACGCCAGAGGCTCAAGCTGTTCGGTGGCGTGACGATGGCGTAGCGCCTACTGCGGCGGTGGGTATGCCGTTGGCCGCTGGCGTTACGCTGCAATACGATGGCGACCTGACGCAGATTCAGTTTATTGAGCAAACTGCGGGCGCAAAACTCAACATCACTTACTACGTTTGAGGCTTATATGCAAGTCTTTGATACTGGTGGAACAATCGACGCAGCCAAGATGCTTGACTACATTGGCAAGCAATTTCAGGCCGATGTTAAAGCAATGATTGCGGCCCGCGATGAACTGGCTGTGCGCCAAGGCGCTTTGAGCGCGGCTGAGTCTGCCGTCAAAGACCGCGATGCCGCCAAGAAAGAACTAGAAGCCGCAAAGGCTGAAGCTGCGGCGCTAAAAGCAGAAGCCAAGGCAGACCGTGACGCTGCAAAGCAAGTCTGGGCTAAAGCCAAAGCAGATGCTGACGGCTTGAGCGAAAAAACGGCTGCTGATGCCGTAACAGCAACAAACAAGCTGCAAGAAATTGAAGCCAAAGAAAAAGCTCTAGCAAGCCGTATTGCCGCTCAAGTTGCAGCGCAAGAAAGCACCGACAAACAAAAAACCGCTTTGGCCGCGCAGATTGCCGCGCATGAAACTCGCGTCAAAGAGTTTCAATCCAAAGTTGCTGCATTGAGTGCTTAATCATGCCAGCAGTGTCTTTGTCAATTTTTGGTGGCGTTGGTTCGCAGTTCTTTGACAACAACGGCAACCCGTTGTCGGGTGGAAAAATTTACACTTACGAGGCGGGCACATCAACACCGTTGGCAACGTACACATCAAGCACCGGCAACACCGCGCATACCAATCCAATTATTTTGGATGCGGCTGGCCGAGTGCCTGGAGGTGAAATTTGGAATGCGCTACGTTTGTACAAATTTGTTCTTCGCACCAGCACCGATGTTTTGCTGGCAACCTACGACAACGTAGGAAGCAGTTTTAATGCTGCTGCAATTATTGCCAACTTTACAGGCAACGGCAGCACGGTTGCGTTTACGTTAGCAAGCGCCCCAGCAAGTGAAAACACAACCAATGTGTACATCAATGGCGTGTACCAGCAAAAAAACACCTACAGTGTTGTTGGCGCTGTGCTTACTTTTTCTGAAGCGCCTCCAGGAACGGCACTTTTTGGCTCAAAAATTGAAGTAAATTACGTTTGATATGCCGCTTACAAAAATTTCAGCACTAACAAGCGCAAGTACACCACTTGCGGGTACTGAAGTTTTGCCTATTGTTCAAAGCGGCGCAACTAGAAAAGTTGCAAACAATGATTTGCGACCAAGGCAAATTCAATCAAACGCCACTACCGGAGTGTTGCAAGTTGCAGGGCCAAGTGCCGGGGCAACGCGAGTAATGACAACTCCAGACGCTAATTTTATGGCTGCGCGTACAGACGCAGCCCAATCGTTTACAGGCGATCAAACGCTTGCTACAGGAAACTTGGTTCAAGGAACTGCTGGCAAAGGATTTAATTTTACCGCCAATGCTAACGCGCCAGGGATGACGAGCGAGTTGCTGAACTGGTATGAGGAGGGGAGTTGGACGCCCGCCCTTGTGCCTAGCACCAGTGGATTAATTACGCTATCCGCAGCCGCAGCAAAGTACACACGCGTTGGACGCGCTGTAACTGTGACGGGCATTTGTGAAGTGTCGTCAGTATCGTCGCCGGTGGGCGCGTTGCTGCTGCAAGGCTTGCCATTTACAAACAGCGCCGACACTAGTAGCCGGTCAGCGGCTGCAATTTATGCGACGGGGCTAGCAGTGACCGCAACTACCGCAATCATGGGACGAATCATTCCTAGTGAATCACAAATCAGGATTGAAAAGTTTGCCGCAGGATCAGCATCAGCAATGGCTGGTGATGTGCAAACAAACACAATTATTCAGTTCAACTTGACCTATTTCGTCTAAGGCTCAGTATGGCACTCACAAAAGTCACATATTCGATGATTTCTGGCGCAATGGTCAACGTGCTTGACTACGGCGCTGTTGGAAATGGGTCAACTGATGACAGCGCCGCATTTATTGCTGCGGCAGCAACGGGAAAACCAATTTGGATGCCCCAAGGTGACTACGTTGTCAACGCACCTGTCACAATTACATCTGGCTTGTTTGGCGCTGGCGCTGGAGACACAAATACTGGCGGTAAAACAAAAATTACCTTGACCGGAACAGGTCAATTGATTGTCGGTGATTGGTATTGCCAATGGGATGGTTTTGAGGTTCGGTCTGCTGTTAACGGCAAAACCATGATAAAAAACAATGGTTGCAGTTACTGGACATTTACCAACTTTGTCGTATCCAAGATTGGTGTGGCAACAAACCAAGTTGGCATTGACTTTGACACATCGACAGCCAGCATCTATTTCAACAGGCTTGACAATTTAAACATTCGTTGCGACTACAACGTAAAAATCACAGGCAACGGTACGCAAGTTTTCAACGCCAACAAACTTGGCATGGGTGTTGGTGGAAACAAGTGGTTTGACTTTCTGTCAGCTATTACGGTTGATTCAACTGTGTTGGCTTGCGACGCAAACGAGTTTGGCGGTTATTTTGAGTCTGGCGTTAATGTGTTGACGTTCAATGGCGTCGCTTTGCGTCAAAACAGGTTCAGAATTATTAGTGACGTAGTGACCCATATTTGGAACAGCGCGGTTACGGTCAATGACATGAACATGTGGGAGATTCTTGATGGTGGGTTTACCTACCAAGGAACGCAGCCACAAAACCAATTGTTTATTGGCCCAACAAGTACCAAAGTCAGGGCAAATGACACCAGTAGCACCGGCAGCATTCCAAATGCCACTGCTACCATTATGACGTTTTCCAGCCAAGAGTTTGACACGCTGTCTGAATTTTCTCCTGGCAACGGAAAGTTTGAGCCGTTGTACGATGGCTACTACCAAATCAGCGCCAGCGCCATCACAGGCGCTTACACATGGCCGTCTGGCACGCGATTTGAAATACGAATCTACGTCAACGGCAATTTTTATCAGTCTGGTATATACGCTGCATCGCAAACGGCGGCGGCGGTGTCGATAAAAATGACCAGTTCTGTCGATACGCTGCTGTATTTGAACGGAGGCGTTGATTATTTGGAGATAAAGTTGCTCCACAATCAAGGCAGCGCAATCAACCTAGACAACGACCCGCGATTTAACTTTGTGAGCATAACTCGCGTGTCTTGACAAGCGCTTTTTTAACGCATAATCTGAGAACTGTACCGGCCCAGTAGACCGGGGTTCCAATGGAACATGAAATGACTGAAGAAGTTCAAACCTTAGCGGAAGTAGACTCCGCGCAAGCACCAGAAGCAACGGCTGCTACTGTAGTGCAAGAAACCGCGCCGGTAGTCGCTGAGAATCAACCCGAGCAGACGCCCGAGGAAAAGAAATTTACCCAGGCCGAAATCGATGCGATGATTAGCAAGCGGCTTGCAAGAGAGCAACGTAAGTGGGAACGCGAGCAACAAACGCGCATTGCACAGCAAGCGCAGCAAGTGCCTCAGAGTTTGCCGTCTGTCGATCAGTTTGAGTCTACTGAAGCTTATGCGGAAGCACTGGCAGTTAGGAAGGCTGAAGAACTGATTGCCCAGCGGGAAGTTCAAAAAGCACGCGCTGAAATGCAGTCTGCGTATCAGGATCGTGAAGAAACGGCTAGGGAAGTTTATGACGACTTTGAACAAGTCGCCTACAACCCAAACCTGACAATTACGAGAGAGATGGTTGAAGCAATTCAAGCGTCTGAGGTTGGCCCCGATGTAGCCTATTGGCTTGGGTCTAATCCAAAAGAAGCTGATCGAATCGCCCGCTTGTCGCCGCTTTTGCAAGCCAAGGAAATTGGTCGTATTGAAGCCAAATTGGCAGATAATCCACCAGTTAAGAAAACATCGTCTGCACCAGCACCTATTACGCCTATTAGCGCAAGAGCTTCCGGAAACCCAAGTTACGACACGACAGACCCACGGTCTACCAAGTCGATGAGCGTATCAGAGTGGATTGAAGCAGAGCGTCAGCGGCAAATACGCAAAATGCAGGCTACCCGCTAAAAGTTTGAAAGGAAAGTATCGTGAGCAATTCGCTTCTTACCATTGACATGATTACTCGGAAAGCTCTGGAGATTCTGGAGAACAACCTAGTACTCACCCGTAACGTAAACCGTCAGTACGATGACAGCTTTGCTGTTGAAGGTGCCAAGATTGGTTCGACTCTGCGTATTCGTCTGCCTGACCGTGCTTTGGTCACTGACGGTGCGGCGCTGCAAGTGCAGGACGACAACGAGCAGTTTACGACCCTCTCTGTTTCTAACCAGAAACACATTGGCGTAAACTTCACGACTGCCGAACTGACCATGCAGTTGGACGACTTTGCAGAGCGTGTGCTGAAACCGCGTATTAGCCAACTGGCCTCCAGCATCGATGCTGATGTGGCTAACGCTTATCGCACCATCGGCAACTCTGTGGGCACTCCTGGCACTACGCCCAGCACCTCGTTTGTTTTGCTGCAAGCCCAGCAAAAGCTGAACGAGAACGCTGCGGTTATGTCGCCTCGTTACGCCACGGTTAACCCTGCTGCAAACGCTGGACTGGTTGAAGGCATGAAAGGTCTGTTTAACCCGACTGATACTGTTTCCAAACAGTTTAAGAACGGCATGATGGGCACGGGCGTGCTTGGTTTTGAAGAAATCAACATGTCGCAGTCCATCAAGCAGCACCTGACCGGCACTCGCGCTGCAACCGGCGCTACTACCGGCGCTGCCGTGACCGCTGAAGGCGCTACCACGCTGACGCTGACTGTTGGCTCTGGTGAAACCATCAACCCCGGTGATGTGTTTACCATTGCTGATTGCTTTGCCGTAAACCCGCAAACCCGTGAATCCACTGGTTCGCTTTTTCAGTTTGTGGCCCTTGCATCGACTACCGCCACCACGACTGCTACTGTGACCGTGGCTCCCATTTACTCAGCCAATCATGCGTTGGCTACCGTGAATGCGCTGCCCGCTAACAGCAAAGCCGTTGTGTTTGTTGGCGCTCCTAGCCAGCAATACGCTCAAAACCTTGTTTACCACAAGGACGCAATCACGTTTGCTACGGCTGACTTGTTGCTGCCTCAAGGTGTTGACATGGCCTCGCGTGCTGTTCACAACGGCATTAGCCTGCGTATTGTTCGCCAGTACGACATTAACAATGACCGTATGCCTTGCCGTATTGACGTTTTGTATGGTTACGGCGTCATTCGCGCTCCGATGGCTACTAGGATTTGGGGTTAATCCCTTAAACTTTTTTGAAAGGAATTTATCATGGCACTTCCTAACGGCGGCGGCGGCTATCAAGTTGGCGATGGCAACCGCAACGAAACCATTCTTGGGTACATGGCACTACCTCTGTCGCAGGCTGGCACCGCTACCCTGTCGGCTGCTCAGGTAACTGCTGGCGTGCTTATTGTTGGCTCTGGCGCTACGGCTGCTCAAACCTACACGCTGCCCGCAGCGTCTGGTATTGATGCCGTTGTGTCTAGCGCAGGGGCTGGCAATACGTTTGACCTGATTGTTATTAACATCGGCACTAGCTCGGGAACCGCTGCTTTGGCAATGGGTTCTGGTACTGGTTTTAGCGATGGCGGTAACGCTACGGTTGCACTACCCATCACCTCTAGCGGCATCTTCCGATTTCGCAAGACGGCTGATAACGCCTTTACGGTCTACCGCATTGGTTAATCTTGGGGGCTTCGGCCCCCTTTCTTAAAAGGACGCATCATGCCTAACACCAAAGCAACTGGCGTTGCCTATCTTGATCCGGAATTTAGCTCTTGTTATGCCACTGAGGAACTTGGCTATGCTGCAGAAGCAAGCGGTACAGTGACTCAATTGACAAACAAGTCTACAGGGGTAACTCTAAACAAGTCTGCTGGTCAAATCACTATGAACGGCGCGGCTTTGGCTAGCGCCACAAACGTTTCGTTTACGTTGACCAACAGCGCCATTGGCGTAAAAGACGTTGTAGTTTTGAGCGTTTCTTCTGGCGCTACTGCTGGTGCCTACAACTGCTGGATTTCTGGCAAGGCCGTTGGAAGCTGCACGATTACCCTGCGCAATATTTCGGGCGGCTCGCTGTCCGAGGCCGTGGTAATCAACTTTGCTGTAATCCACGTACTGTAAAACCAAACGGGGGCTTTGGCCCCCTACTCTTATGGCCGCTATTTATCTTACGCATCCGGTTCATGGCGCTAAAGTCGCCACTATGGATTTGGAAGTAGATTTTGATGAAAAAAACGGGTGGTCACGCTACAATCCTGACGATCAGGATGATGAGGTTACGCCTCAAGCAATAGTAGCGCCCAAGCGCGGTCGACCCCGCAAAGTGCCCGACGAAGGAGATTGATATGGCTACATTCACCGCAGGCGATCAGATCAATAGGGCATTGCGTCTGCTGGGTGTACTAGCCGAGGGTGAAACGCCTTCTGCGGCAACCTCTCAATCGGGTCTTGCTGCAATGCAGCAAATGATTGATTCATGGAACACCGAAAGACTGTCGGTGTTTGCAACCATTGACCAAATTGTCAATTGGCCTGTTGGTTCCATCAATGAAACGCTAGGCCCAACGGGTTCGCTGGTGCGGCTGAACGGAACAGCCGTGCGCCCTATTTTGATTGATGACGCTACTTATTTTAGAGACCCCGGCACGGGCGTGTCTTATGGAATAAAGCAAATCAACCAACAGCAGTACAACGGCATTGCGGTTAAGACCGTAACGTCTACGTTTCCACAGGTGATGTTTGTCAATAACACCTACCCGGATTTTGACATCTTCATTTACCCACGGCCCACAAGGCTGCTGGAGTGGCATTTTATCAGCGTGCAAGAACTGACCGAGCCTCCGCTGCTGAACACCGATCTATTGTTTCCACCTGGGTATTTGCGGGCGTTTGCGTACAACCTAGCAATGGAGATCGCCCCCGAGTTTGGCGTAGAACCAAGCCCGCAGGTTCAGCGTATTGCCATGACCAGCAAGCGCAATCTTAAGCGCATCAACAACCCCGACGATGTAATGTCTATGCCGTATTCGCTGATTGCGACTAGGCAAAGGTATAACATCTATGCCGGGAACATGTAATGAAAACGCCAATTTTGGGGGCGACCAATGTGGCACGCAGCGTCAACGCTGCCGATGCCCGCATGGTCAATCTTTTTACAGAAATTTTGCAAGAGGGCAAAGAACCTGCTTTTTTGCAACGCTGCCCAGGCTTGGAGTTTTTGGCAACTGTTGGCACTGGCCCTATTAGGGGCGTGTGGTCGTTTTCAAACATTGCTACGGTAGCGTTTGTTGTTTCGGGTACGCAACTGTACAAAATTAGCGCTAACTACACGGCTACTTTGTTGGGCACTGTTGCGGGTACGGGGCCGGTTAGCATGGCTGACAACGGGACGCAACTGTTTGTTGCAGCCAACGGCCCCAGCTACATCTACAACAACACAACCAACGTGTTTTCGCAAATTACTGACGGCGACTTTCCGGGCGCTGTGTCGGTAGGCTATCTTGATGGCTATTTTGTTTTTAACGAGCCTAACAGCCAAAAGATTTGGATCACCAGCCTGCTTGATGGCTTGACTGTTGACCCGCTTGATTTTGCAAGCGCAGAAGGTTCGCCTGATGGCGTAGTGGGCATTATTGTTGACCATCGAGAAGTGTGGGTGTTTGGCACCAATTCCGTTGAGGTTTGGTACAACGCTGGGACGCAAGATTTTCCGTTGCAGCGCATTCAGGGCGCGTTTAACGAGATTGGCTGCGTTTCGGCATACACCTTAGCCAAGATGGACAACGGCATCTTTTGGCTGGGCGCAGACGCTCGGGGCAGGGGCATTGTTTACCGCGCCAACGGTTACACCGGCCAGCGTATTAGCACACACGCCGTTGAGTGGCACATTCAGCAATACGGCAACATTAGTGACGCTTTGGCATACACCTACCAGCAAGACGGCCACAGTTTTTATGTGCTGATTTTCCCAAGCGCCAACACCACTTGGGTGTATGACGCATCTACGCAGGCTTGGCATGAGCGGGCTGGGTGGAGCAACGGGCAGTTTACGCGGCACCGCAGCAATTGCCAAATGGTGTTTAACAACAAGGTGATTGTTGGCGATTACGAAAACGGAAATTTGTACGCGTTAAACCCTGACGTTTACGCTGACAACGGGCAGATTCAACGCTGGCTAAGAACGTGGCGGGCTTTGCCTACCGGGCAAAACACACTCAAGCGCACCACGCACCACAGTCTGCAAATTGACATGGAAACAGGCGCTGGCCTAAATGTAGGCCAAGGGTCTGATCCGCAAGTTATGCTGCGCTGGTCTGATGACGGCGGGCACACTTGGTCTAACGAACATTGGTCAGCCGCTGGAAAGATTGGCGAATACTACCGCCGCGTGTTCTTTCGGCGCTTGGGCATGACTATGAAGCTGCGCGACAGGGTGTATGAGTTGTCTATGACCGACCCTGTTAAAACCGCCATCATGGGCGCTGAGTTGATTGTTAGCCCTACCAACGCTTGACATGGCAAACTTACAGCTAACCAATATTACACCCCCACGGGTTGCGCTGATTGACCCTCGAACGGGGTTGATCTCGCGTGAGTGGTATCGGTTTTTTTTGAACATGTTTCAGTTAGTTGGTGAAGGAAAAAACACCGCTTCACTTCAAGATGTTCAACTTGGCCCAATTGCTGCAACGGAAGAAAATTTAACCGAGGTTGTTAAAACAGTTGATGGTTTGTCAGTAGCGCCCGCACAGTTAAGCACAGAGGCGCAAATTGCAGAGATTTACAAGCAGTTGCAAGCCATTGAGCTTGCTGGGTGTTGCGCTCAGTTGCAGGCAATAACCGCAGAGATTCAAAAGCAAATTCAAGCACTTGAAGTGCAGCCGGTGTTTGATCCTGCGCTTATTAGCCAAGCCATAGCTAGCTTGTTTTCTGCGCCTGCTACAAAAACCGCAAACTTTGCCGTTGCCGACAACGAGACTTGGTTGATTAACAACAAGTCAGGGTCTAGCTGCACCGTAACCCTGCCGTCTACTGGGATTAACATTGGGCGCGTATTGCACTTTCAAAACTACCAAAACCAAACTTTGGTATCCGCATCAAGCAACGTAGTGCCCTTGGCTGGCGGTACGGCTACAACCGCAATTTTGGAGGCGGTTGCTGGTGCAAATG